AAGCTCCTCATTATAAGAAAAAAGGAGAAATTTTATCTAAATTAAAATCTAAACCTATGGAAATTAGAAGGTCTAATAAAAAAAGAAATCCAGAAAAAGAAATTTTAAGAAGTTTAAAACAAAAAAGAAAATAAAGTTGGATTGTAGTATGAGTTCATTAACAGAATTTAAGGATATAATCAAAGTTACTTTAAAGCACGAAGGTGGATATGTTAATGACCCAAAAGATTTAGGTGGAGAAACAAATATGGGTATTACAAAAAGATTTTACCCAGACTTAGATATAAAAAATCTTACTGTTGAGTACGCCACAGAAATATATAAAGAAGATTATTGGGATAAAAATAAAGTAGAAGAACTTCCAAAAGAACTAAGACATATATTTTTTGATATGTGTGTTAATCAAGGAAGAAAAACTGCTGTAAAAGTTCTACAAAGAGCAATCAATAATAGAGGTGGAAAGTTAGTTGTAGATGGTGGTTTTGGACCTGCAAGTAAAAGAGCATTAAAAAAATATACACCATCTTCAAATAGAGTTAGGTGTTATAGATTGAAATATTATTATGATTTGGTAAATAAAAAACCAGAACAGGAAAAGTTTTTATATGGTTGGTATAGAAGGACAATGGAAGTATAATGGCTAGAGTTACAAAAAAATCAAAAGCTCAAGTAAATAAACAGATATGGGATAAAGCAAATAATACTAATAGAATGAGGTGGCAATCCAGTAGTCAAAAAGGATTTGATTTCTATTTAAATGAACAATTGACTAAAGATGAACTTCATGCATTAGAAGAATCTGGTATGCCCTCATTTACTATAAATAGGATAACTCCTATTATAGAGATAATGAAATACTTTGCAACATCTAATAATCCTAAATGGAAAGCAGTTGGAGTAACTGGAGATGATGCTGATATTGCACAAGTTCATTCAGATATAGCTGATTACTGTTGGTATTTATCAAATGGTAAGTCTTTATACAGTCAAGTAATACTAGATTCACTAACAAAAGGATTGGGATACTTTCTTGTAGATATAGATAAAGATGCAGATAGGGGAATGGGAGAAGTGCAGTTTAGTAGAATAGACCCATATGATGTATTTGTAGACCCTGCCAGTAGAGATTTTTTATTTAGAGATGCTAATTTTATACAAATAAGAAAAAACATAGCTCGTTCTAGATTAATAAATATGTTACCAGAGTATCAAGCAAAGATAAAAAAGGTTACAAGAGGGACGGATGTAGTATCATACTCTCAAAGAGATTTAAATTTTACAGACACAACTCAACCTGAAGATTTATCGTTTGGTATAAATACAGAAGGCGAAGATGATGATATTATTCCATACTATGAAACATATGCAAAAAAGAAATTCAAGTATCGAAATGTATATATTAAAATAGAACCTACTGAATCTCAATTGTTAATGTTAAAAGAACAGGTCCAAGAGGAATTAGAAAATTTTAAGCAAGAAGTAGAAGTTCAATTAATAGAAAAACAATTACAAATAGAACGACAAGTTCAAGAAGGTGAGATTATACCAGAAAGAGGTAAGTTGTTAATAGAGAACTCTCAAAAAATGGGTATTACATCTATTCAAGAAAGAGAAATGGAACTTATATCTATGGCTAGAGATGAAGCTACCATTGTTAAAGAACAGGTTATGTCTGAAAAACAATTCTTAGAGTTTCAACAAGATAAAAACTTTTCAAAAAATATAGTGGATTCTATAGAGTTTTATGAAAATAGAATTGTAAAAACTTGTAGTGTAGGAGATGATACATTTTTATTCGAGCAAACAATACCTATTAGTGAATATCCTATTATTCCTATTCCATATTTATATACAGGAACTCCATATCCGATGAGTGCAGTTACTCCATTAATAGGTAAACAACAAGAAATAAACAAAGCTCATCAGATAATGTTACATAATGCAAATCTATCTTCTAATCTTAGATGGATGTATGAAGAAGGTTCTGTACCAGAAGAAGAATGGGAAAAATATTCATCAGCGCCTGGAGCATTGTTAAAATATAGACAAGGATTTAGACCTCCTACACCAATACAACCCGCTCCAATAAATAATGCATTCTTTACAGTTGTTCAACAAGGTAAAAGTGATGCAGAGTATATAAGTGGTGTACCATCTGCAATGATGGGATTCTCTCAAGACCAAGCTGAAACATATCGTGGATTACTTGCAAACGATGAATTTGGTACTAGAAGATTAAAAGCATGGATGAATAGTATTGTAGAACCATCACTAGAACATATAGGTAGAGTATTTAAGATGATGGCTCAAAAACATTACACTATAGAAAAAGTATTTAGAATTGTACAGCCAGAAGGTGGCGATTCACAAGAAAAAGAAGTAAGAATAAATGTAAATCTATACAATGATTATGGAAAAGCTATCGGTAAATATAAAGATTATTCAGCTGCTAGATTCGATGTAAGGATTATAGCAGGGGCAACATTACCATTAAATAGATGGGCATTACTAGAAGAATACTTTAGATGGTTTCAATCTGGATTAATAGATGATGTTGCTATGTTAGCAGAAACTGATATACGAAATAAAGAAAAGATTATTGAAAGAAAATCAATGGTTGCACAAGCGCAATCACAATTAAACTCAATGCAAGAAATGGTAAAAGAAAGAGATGGTACGATAGAAACACTTCAACGTCAATTAGTACAAGCAGGTATTAAAATGAAAGTTGGAGATGCGAATAACGAGATACGAAAAGATGTTCTAGAAACAGAAGCACAACAAAAACTACTAAGAGGTATGTTAAAAGTTGAGTTTCAAAAAATGAAAGAACAATTAATGGTAGATATGGATTCTGTAAAGAAAAATGTAAATGAGAATGAGCAATCATAACTCTTGCATTTTTATTTTTATATTTGCTAAATTAAAATAATCTTAAAATAGGAGATAGTATGTCAGAACAAGTAGGTAACGCCACAGAGGCCCCCGAAAGTACAAACGTACAAGATGCAGTCATGGGTATGAATAGTGAAGACTTTTTTGAGTCTTTAGACAATCAAGTCAATGGCGGCATATTAGAACCTTCACAAACAACCTCGGTACAAAGCGGTAACACGCAGTCGAGCCCTAATGTAGAAGTTCAGAATGAAGTTCCAGATAATAATTTGGATACTTTACAAAAAAGGTATAGCGATTCTAGTAGAGAAGCTAAAAGGTTAAATGGTAAACTAAAGGAAATTGAACCTTATATGCCTATACTAGATGCTATGCGAGAAGACCCCAATTTAATTAATCATGTGAGAAATTATTTTGAGGGTGGAGGCCAGACCCCAGAAACATTAAATCAAAAACTTAATCTAGATGAGGATTTTGTATTTGACGCTGAAGAGGCTTTTGGTAAACCCGATTCTGATTCTGCAAAAGTGCTTGGAGCTACGATAGACGGAATAGTCCAACGTAGACTAGGTAATGCTTTGAAAACTCAAAAGAATGAAAATGCAAAGTTAGCAAGAGAAGCCCAGTTCAAACAAAAGATGAATATGACAGATGAACAGTGGAAACAATTTGTTGATTATGCACAATCTAAATCTCTTGAGTTAGAGGATATATACTTTTTAATGAATCGTAAGAATCGAGATGAACAAATAGCTAATAATGCTCGACAAGAAATCCACAATAAGATGAGAGAAGTTCAACAACAACCTACTACACTTGCAACGCAAGGTAGTGTAGCAGTTGAGAAATCCTCCGATGATAAAGTCTTTGATACTATTTTGGGTTCTGGAAGTGAACTAGAAAAGGCTTTCAGTATATAAAATAATATATTGACAGCCATTAACTCAAAATAAAGAGGTGTAAAAATGGCTGATGTATTCGGCATGGAAGAACTAGGGGCTTCCCCAGATGCCAGAAGTAATGGTTATGGTGAGTTACCTAGTACAGGCGACCTCAGACGTAGATATAATTTTGGGGATAGGATTTCTGAACTTTCAATAGCTCAAGACCCTTTCTTTAGATTTGTATCACAAGTCGCTAAAAAACCTACGGATGACCCAGAGTTTAAATTTACTGAACGAAGGGGTTCGTATCACAAACGATACGCTTATGTATCAAATCATGGAACATCTGCTCCTTCTAGCTTAGCTGGAACAGATGCAACTGTGACTCATGGAAATGTAGACGCTGGTGATATATATTACTTTTGTATGATTGGTGATTATAAATCAGCAGGTAATATTCAAAATATCTATGGAAATAGTAGTTATGATGTTTTACCAGGCTCTGCAGGTTCTCAACCTACATTCTTTCTTCCAAATTCAATTGTGAAGATTCCTTATATTATTGCTGGTTCTAGCAATTTTAATGATTCTGAAGCAGCTGGTAGTTGGGATGATACAGGTGGAACAACTGATGTGGCAACTACTCCAGACGACTATCTTATTGTTAAAATATTATCAGTAGATAGTGATTCTGTATCTAATGCAGTTGTACTTAAAACAGAAGTAGTTAGTAAAGGTTCAGCAGGAGCTGATATTGAACTAACATCTTATTCAGCTTACAATAATGCTCTTGATGGTGTAGATGTTTCTTCAGAGTCAATAGCATTGTATCTTGAAAAGAAAAGATGTTACGTTGTAGGTTCTGCTCATTCTCAAGGTTCTGGATACCCAGAGTCTTGGAAAGACCAACCTTTCTCAAGTGCTGTTGGATTAACTCAAATCTTCAAAACTGCAATGGCGATGGATAATACTACAAGAGCAACTGTTCTTAAGTATGAACCTAACGAATTTGCTAGAATCTGGAGAACAAAGTTAATTGAACATAAGTACGACATTGAAACAGCATTGTTGTTTGGTGCTCAAGGAACTGATAGTTCTGGAGCTCAGTATACAGAAGGTGCAGTTAGTTTCATTACTAGTTACGGAAACATTTTTGATGGTTCTGGAATTGGTGGAACTGGTTCAAAGTCTCAAGATGATTTTCTTGATGATATGAGCAACTTTCTTGACCCAAGATACAATAATGCAAGTGCAACATTGTTTATGTGTTCTACTGATACATACAATTGGATGCACAAGTTGAGTGGTTACTTTTCAGCTAACGTTTCTAAAGTTAGTGATGGAACTAATTCTCTTGGTCGTGCGGACTTCAGTATGGCTGGAAAGAAGAATGTCTACGGTTTAGATGTTACACAAGTTATGACTCCTTATGGAGCTATGAATCTTGTTCGTAACATTCACCTAGATTCAACTGGTATTAAGATACTTGCAATTAACATGACTCAATGTGCATACCGACCATTAGTTGGTAACGGATTGAATCGTGATACTGCAGTATACGTTGGAGTTCAGACTCTTGAGAATAGTGGTGTTGACCGTAGGGTTGATTTAATTCAAACTGAGGCCGGTATGGAATGGCGTATGCCAGAAGCCCATGCGGTCTGGAAATAGGAGGTAAATCATGGGAATCCCTTTATACGGACAAAATAAAGATGGCGGACAGCTTGAAAGAAAAGTTGGTTCAGTAGTAAAATGCACAGGAGGAGCAGCTGTTTCTCTTTCTGCTAGTGATAGTGGTTCAGTTGTGCATATTTCTGGAGGAACTAATGGAGCTGCAGCTTGCAGTTTACCACATATAAAAGGACAAGATGGTCTTGAGTTTACATTTTTATTAGCAGCTGCTAACGGAACTGGTGACTTTGATATTGACGCTAGAGATGGTGTTGATTTCTTTGTTGGAAGTATTGTTAGTGTTGAAGGTACTAATGATGTTGGAATTGATTTCAACGGAAGCTCACATGACCAATTAACTTTAGCCGCTTCTGCAGGAGCAGCTGGAGATAAAATTCACATTGTCTCTTGTGAAGGTAAATGGTGGGTTGAAGGTGTTACTAACGACCAAGATGGTTGGGCAGTTGGTACAGCTTCTGCTAACGCTTAATAGTAAATAAGAATATATGGGGGGCTTCGGTCCCCTATATATAAGGTAAAAAATGGCAACAACAAAAATTGAATTAGAAATAGAAGGCATTACTGGTGTAGCTGATGCAGATAATGATTTCATAGTTTCTGCGCAGAAATTCGTAGTAGCTAATGTTCCTAAAAATTTATTAGAATGGGCTTCTTCTTTTACAGACCCAAGTACAGATGGTGGAAATGCAAGTGGAAATATTGTAGTTCCAATTGCTACTGATTCTATACTAAGTGTGTCTAGAAATGGATTTAGTGCGCAAGAAGTATCAAGAGAAGATTCTGCATTTATAGAAGCAAGTTCTGGTAGTTTAAAATTACCTACGTCTACTTTTCCTAAATACTATTTTGATAATGCAGTTACGGATAAAGGTTCTGTAATAATTGTAAAACCTACTCCTACTAATTCTCAAACAGCAAAAGCATTATATATAGACCATACAAAAATAGATGATGATTCTGATTTAAGAAATGTAGTAATTAACTATGCTTGTTTTAAAGAGTTTGCAAAGTTAATGATGGATTCTACACATCAAGGAAATTTTAGTGGAGAATCTGGGACAGGCGGAACAGAACATTGGATAGTAACTGAAGAAGATAGTGAAATGTTGATGGCAAGGGTTCAAACAATACAAGCTCAATTAGGAGAAAAAACTCATTACGGTCAAATGTCTCAACAACACTATAATTTAGCATTAGCTGAAATAAAATCTTATATAGAAAATCACCCTAAAACATTAGCTACGGCTATGGCAATGCAAGGAGCAAGATAATGACAGTATTAGAATTGATGGAACGAACAGGGATGAGAGAAGAAACCCTTGCTATCGCATACATAAAAGATGCAATACATTTAATACAAAGTAATACAAAAGAGAAAGTAGAAGTAAACAAACAAGACATCATAAAATCAATAGCAGCTGATGATAATGTATATCAAACACCATCGGACCTCATTGCAATAAATAATGTAAGTATTTTAGATACAAGTGATGATAAATATAAAAAGATTAAAAGAATAACTTCTCAACCTCATTACTTACTTGAGGATAAAGCACCATGAGTGTATATGTAGATAAAGAATATTATTATTTTCTAAGAGGAAGAGAACTCTTATTATACAAACTAATGGGTAGCAGAAATGCTGATAGGATTACACAAACTGGTGTATTACAAGCATTTGATAATGAACTAGTATATCCAGATGAAGATATTGCAAATGGATTAAGAATAGAATATACAAGACTTAGTGAACCTTTTGTATCTGAATCATTAGAAACAACAACTGCTTATGCAAGTGGAACTAATATAAGTTTTGGTGGAACTGCTATAACTACGACTACTGGAAACTTTTGGACAACAACAAGTGGGTTTGAAGTAGGTGATAAAATTAGAATAAAAGGTTCATCTAGTAATGATGGAGATTTTACTATATCAACTTTTAGTGGAACAAATGATGTAAATATGGTAGTAAATGAAAATATAATTACTGAAGCTTCTGGTGAAAGAGTAACAATTACTCAAATACCTAAAGAAGACTCATCTCCTTCTACATCTTCTCATATTAATTTAAATAAAATGCTAAGTCTTGCAGTAGTTGATTATGTCAAAGCAATGGTTTCGGAACAAAGAGGTGAGATAGATAAAAAAGAATATTTTATGAAAGAATTTTATGGTAAATTAGCAGACAACGAAAGCAATAAAAGAGTTATCTCAATGATGTTTCCGATGTCTCCTTACGCAGTAAGATGATTAATAATGCCTTTATGGCGGTGGTGGCGGATATTATATAGGATAAGTTATGGCTGATAACTTAAGAAAATACACAACACAAGAAGTGTTGAATAAAGTGTTTACCGATTCCTCTGGTAACGCTATAGGAATAAACTCCTCAACAACAAAAGAAACTTTAAATGCAGTATTCAGTACGTCTGATAATAGTCTGAACGTAGCATTATCTGGAGGTTCTATTTCGGGGGACGTTACCATAAGTGGAGACTTGACCGTTAGCGGTGCAGGCCTTCAGGCTTTTGATGAAATAATTGAAGGTACACAAGTAATAGATGTAGACTCCACAGAAGCCTTACTGGTACGCAAGATCC